GTGCGCATGCTGCATCCTGATTGGGATGAGACGCAGGTTGCTGCCGAAGTCAAGCTGATTTATGAGGAAAACGGAATCGGCATGGATGAGCCGGATGCGCGGCTGGGTGACTATGCACCGCTGCCGAATAAGCAGCATGCGCCGCTGGAAGATGAGCAGGAGGAACAGGGGGATGAATAAGCATGGCAATCCCCGTAGGCGAATACGAGAGCCTTGCGCAGCAGGTGCTTGAGGTTTACAACGAAGCGGAGCTAACCATGATTCGCCGCGTGGCCCGCAGGCTGCTGAAAGGTGTGAACGCGCCTGGATGGGCCGAAAGAAAGCTGTCCGAAACAGCGCAGGTACACCGCCAACTTTCCGAGCTGCTTGCCGCTCTGACAACGAACAGAGGGAAGATTACATCGGACACGCTGGAAACGGCCTATGCAGACGCACAGAAATGGTGCTTTGCGGATGCGAAAGCATATGCGCAATCCATCGGCATTTTGCATATTGCGCCGAACAGCGCAAAGGTAGCCGATATCTTGTCCGATCTCAACAGGCGACTGGATGCGGCAGACCGAAGGATTCTCCGCCAATGCGATGATGCGTATGCGGATGTGATAGCCGATGCGTCGGCGCTCGTGGCAACGGGCAGCATCACCTATCGGGAAGCGGTTGGACGCGCCCTTCGGGACTTTGCCGATAAGGGCATATCGTCCTTTGTTGACCGTTCCGGGCGGACATGGCAGATGGGAACATACGCGGAAATGGCGGTGCTGACTGCAATCACGCAGGCGACCGTCAGCGGGTATACCGACACCATGCAGAGTTACGGTTATGATTTGGCGATGATTTCATCGCACATGGATGCTTGCCCGCTTTGTGAAGCGTGGCAGGGCGTTGTGGTTTCCGTTTCTGGAACGAATCGTCGTTATCCGAGCTTGGATGATGCTTACGCCGCAGGAGTGTTCCATCCGCGGTGTCTGCATCATATTTCCATTTATCACGAGGGCATCACGCATGGAACACCGCGCAGTCGACCGCAGGCTGTACAGCAGCCGTCCGAAGGGTATACAGCCCGCAGCCGCCAACGGTACTGTGAACGGCAGATTCGGAGGTATAAACGGCGGCAGGCAGCAGCGGCAACGCCGGAGGAAGAACGGGAAGCGTTCAACATGGTGCGCAAGTGGCAGCGGATTACACGCCAGCACATTCAGAGCGCGCCGACGACGCTTCTTCGGCATTATGACCGCGAGGGCGGCAGGGTGAAACTCAGCGATGCAGCGCGAAAAATGAAAAAGTAGGAGGCATAACAGATGCAGAAAAATACGGTTTGTCTGACGATGGAAGATGCGAAGCAGATCTATGAATTGTTTAACGCCTGCGCGTTGGCAGATTTGCATTACCATACCTGTCAGAGCGAGCTTTTTCGTCGTCATGTTTGCAGCACGTATAAGGCGGCCAACGTTGCAGACGCATTTGATAGGCTGAAAGCCATGATTAACAGTTCCACCGAACAGGCAGAAAAGAAGGGGGAATAATCTATGCTGATTGGCAACGAGGAGAGAAGGAGCTTTAGCAGAACGCTTCGGGACGAAGAAAAGAGGCAGGTGCTTGCTTTACGGCTGTCCTATGATTCCGGCGAAATCATCCTCCAGATTGAGCAGATCGACAAGGACTACTGCATGGCGCATAGGCAAGATGTGCAGGAGGCTGTGAATCAGTTCGTCTCTGATACGGTGCAAATGCTGGAGGATGCCGGACTGCCGAGCGTCAAATAATCCATGACCATCAGAGCGATTCTTTTTGGAGAACGCTCTTTTGTTTTGCCCGGCGCGCGGGTTTCGCGCGCTCCGCCGAGCGGGAGACAGCCCGTCCAAAAGTCAAAGCGGATGACCAGAAAGAGTAGGAGGAAAAGCAAATGCCTGATACCCCGAACTATGATTACCTCAAGCCCGTTCTCGGTGAGGAGCTTTTCGGCCAGTTTGCCGAGAAGATGGCCGCTGCACAGGGCATCCAACTCGCCAATGTGGGAGATGGAGCGTACATCCCCAAGGCCAAGTATGACGCGGACAAGCGACAGCTTAGCTCGCAGATTACCCAACTGAACACCCAGCTCCAACAGGCGCAGGCGGCCGGGGCGAACGCGGCCGCGCTCAATCAGCAGGTCGCGCAGTTGACTGCTGACTTGGCTGCGCGGGATAAGACCATCGCCGACAGCGCGAAGAAGGGGCTGATTCTCGCGGAGCTGCGAAATGCTGGCGCGCGAGACCCCGAACTGCTGGTGCGCCTGATTGACATGGACAAGGTGACGCAGAAGGACGGGAAGCTTGAAGGGCTGGATGATCAGCTTAACCCGATGAAAATTGCACAGCCGTATCTTTTCGGCAATCTGCCTGGCGGCCGCGGCGGTTTGGATACGCACAGCGGCGGCGCAGGTGCAGAAACGACTAACCAGCAGGTGAATGATGAGATTCGCCGTGCGGCAGGCCGATAATCGACCGTCCGAAAGGACAGACAGGAGAACAACATGAACATGATTAACCGTAACAGCGCGGAAGCGCTTATTCCCGAGCAGGTATCCAAGACGATTATTCAGAACGTTGCAACGCGTTCTGTGGCGCTGCGTCGCGGCTACCGTATGCCGAACATGACGGCGAAGCAGCAGAAGATTCCTGTGCTGACGGGTTCTGTGGCTGCTGGCTTCGTCAATGGCGACGTTGGCCTCAAGCCGACCAGCGGTTTGACGTGGGAAAAGGTCAACATCGTGGCGGAGGAGGTTGCCGTCATCGTGCCGATTCCTGACGCGGTGCTGGATGATGCGGATTACGACATCTGGGGCGAGGTGCAGCCGCGCATCGAGGAGGCATTCGCCAAGGTCATCGACATGGCCGTATTCCACGGCACGAACAAGCCGGACACGTGGCCGGAAGGTCTGGTCAGCGGTGCGATTAAGGCTGGCAAGGTGCGCCCGATGACTGGCGACCTGTATCAGGACATCAACGGTGAGGACGGCGTGATTGCGCTCGTTGAGGAAAAGGGCCTGCCTGTTGACGCGTTTATCGGCGCGCTTCAGCTCCGTGCAAAGCTGCGCGGCGCGGTGGATGCGAACCGACAGCCGATTTTCCGACTGGCGTACAGCAACGGCACGGCGGGTAAAGCGCTGTATGAACTGAACGGCAGCGAGATTGATTTCCCGATGAATGGTTCTTTCGACGGCAAGCAGGCACTTCTGCTGGCTGGCAACTGGAACCTCATGCGCTATGCAATTCGGCAGGATATCACCTACAAGATTCTGACGGAAGCGTCTCTCACCGACGATTCCGGCAAGGTGCTGCTCAACCTTGCCCAGCAGGATTGCTGCGCAATTCGAGCTGTCATGCGCCTTGGCTGGGCACTGCCGAAGCCGATGAACATGGTTTCCGGCACGAACTATTACCCGTTTGCCGTGCTTCTGCCGACGACCGTTCACACCATTGATGCGGCGACGTTCAAGGTAACGAAGCCTGTCAAGGCGGCAGCTCCGCAGGCCGCGCACGATGGCGGTGACGGCTATACGGCGGGCATTGAATGGCTGCCGGCTGCGGACAGCTTTGCGGCGTCTACCGTCTATACGGCCAAAGTGACACTGACCGCTGAGGATGGGTATATGTTCCCGGCGACGTTTGGCGCGGCCAATATCAGCGGCTTGCCCAAGACCTCCGAGGCCAAGGTCGCTGTGGAGCGTGTGAACGGCAACACCGTGACGATTACGGCCAAGTATACCGCGACCGGCGCGTAAGCCGGAAGGTATCGGGTGGGCATGGGTTGTCCGCCCGAAGTTTTATTTGAGGAGATGAAGATAAGCCGATGTCCATTGAGGAAAACGACATGATTAACATGCGGGCGAAGATGAGCGGATTCATCTTTCCGAATGTACCAATCAGCGATTTTGAGCGGGCTGCATTTGAGCGGGCTGTCAACCACCAGATCGAACACGAGCGTCAGCGGCGCGCGGCTGTGGGCATGAGCTTACCCGAAGGGGTAACGTCGGTCGCAATCGGCCACTTTTCGGCATCGTTTGATGATTCGGCGTTCACTGGCAAACTGACCCGCAAGACGATTTGTGATGCGGCATACAGCGAGCTGTTGCTGGCTGGGCTGCTTTATCGTGGGCTTGAAGGGAGGATGGCAGCGCATGTCCCTGATTGATATGCTGATGACGCAGGAGGCGCGCATTAAGCCTTTTGAGCGTTATGCGGGCGGAAAGGCGCTGTACGGCCTCGAAGAAGTACGAAAATGCAGGATGGAGTTCGGGAAAAAGACGAAAGTCGTCTATAAAAATCCTGACGGCTCTATTGCCGAGACCGTGGCCTCTGCGCTGATGTTCTGTCCAATGCCGCCGATTCCCGTAAACAGCATCGTCGAGTGTGAAGGGGCGAAAATGCGCGTGATTCAGTGTAGCCAAATGCACGGATTTGGGGCGTATTCGCATCTGGAAGTGCAGCTCGAATGAGCAGACACGGAAAGGTGCGCGTCAAAATCGACAAAACGCTGATTCAGCGGCAGGTGCAGTCCGGCGGCAAAAGGGGAACGTTTGCCATGCTTGACCATATCGCATCTGTTTCTAAAGATCAGGTGCCGTTGGACATGGGGCCGCTGAAAAACTCCTGCGTTGTGGATGTGGCAGAGGATGGCTTATCCGGCACGATTTCATACGATACGCCGTATGCGGTTGTTCAGCATGAGAATCGGTATTTTCGTCACCAGCGAGGCCGAAAGGCCAAGTATCTGGAAGACCCCATCAATGATAAGGGCGTTCAGCGGGAAGCGCTGGCCGTGCTGGCGGACGCAATGGGTGAAGACCTTGGAGGATGAAGCGCGTGAATCTGATCGAACAGATGGCCAACCATCTTGAATTTTTGGGGCTTGGCTTATGCGCCACGGAAGAGCAGGACGGGAATATCTTCTGGGGGCATTTGCCGGACAGCCCGGATTGCGCAATCTGCATTTTTTCCACGGATACGGGGTTTTCGGGGAGCAAAGACGGCGCAAGGATTCAAATCTATACGCGCGGCGGTGTCGGCGATGCCCAATGGCCGTATGAAATGGCATGCAGGATTACCGAAGAGCTGGAGGGCTTTATCGGATTCATGGCCGGAGACGGCGTAAGCGTTCGGGTGGAAACTGTCAATTCTGCGCAGGGACTCGGTACGGACGCAAGGGGACGCGAGCTGTATTCCAGCAACTATCTGATTTATTACTGTGATTTTTGATTGGAGGGAAGCATATGGGCAAGAAGGGTAGAAAAAACGGTTGCCCTGTCAATATCCGCAACTGGGTGGTGTCGATTCTCGACGTTGCCACGCAGCAGTTCGTGCGGATTTATGGCCTGACCAGCCTGACGCGCACCATCGAGGGTGAAACCGAGGACGGCAGCGCGGACACCGATATCTGGGCAGAGCCGTACATCACCAAGCGTTCCAGCTCCTGCGACTTGGAAGGCGACAAGAAGGTTATTGAAGCGACCGGCGAGGTTGACCCCGGACAGGAGATGCTGAACGAGTACGCCGAAATGAGCGGATGCGATTCCGACTGTACGCTCAAATTCGTTGACCCGTATGGTCACGGCTGGATTGCGGATTACGTTGTGACCAGCGCCGAGGAGTCGAGCGACGACAGCGATAACAGCGTGACGTGGTCTCTGGAACAGGTCGGCGAAGCCGAACCGATTCAGTATGTGCAGGTGAAGACCGTCGCGGCCAAGTCTGGCGGAACGGCGGCGGCCACGCTGGAAATGAAGGTCGGCGACAGCCCGAAGCTCATCGACGTGGAGTTCACGCCCGAAAATGCGTCGAATCAGCGATTTCGCGTGACCAACAACAAGCGAAGCGTTGTTCAGGTGTCGGATATCACCGAAAGCGGCTTTACGCTCACGGCGGTTGGGGAAGGCACGGCGAACATCGTCATCACCAGCGTCAATGGCGCGAAAACGGCCAGCATTGCTGTAACCGTTACGGCCGCCTCGTAAGAGTGGCAGCACATATAACAGGGAGGAGCGAAGCGCTTCTCCCTCTTTTTTTGAAGTGAATGGAGGAAAAACACATGGCTAAAGTGCTTGAGTTTGATACGTTTATGCAGGAAGCGAAGGGCGAAAACCTTACGGTGCGCGTCGGCGGCAAGGATTATTCCGTTCCGCCCAAAATTCCGGCGATTGTGCCGCTGATGATGGCGCGTGCGGAGAAACTGGCTGACCAGAGTTCCCGCAATGCGGCGTACAGCAAGATGATCTTCACGGCGGCGGATGCGCTGTTTGGCGAAAAGGCGATGACCGAAATCTGTGAATCCGGCATGACGGTAGATATGCTGTCGCTGCTCGTGCAGAAAACGTTCGCGCTGATTAACGGTGTTGAAGATTTCGACGAAGAAGATGGGCAGGAACTCAGCGATGAGGACAGCCGCTCCAAGCTGCCGGGAGATGCGGCAAAAAAGTAAGTCTGCTCGACGTTTGGGATGCGATTGAAGCCGATTTCCAGCGGGATTACGGCATCAATCTCGCCGAGCAGATCGAGGGGCTGTCATGGCGGCGTTTCGTTGCGCTGTCCTGCAACCTGTCTCCGTATGGAGCGGTGGCGGTACGCATCCGCGCACAGCAGGACAAACAACGCAGAAATCCAGAGGACGATGATGAGGCTGACCGCAAAGCTGCGGAAGCCTTTTTTTCGTCGGTTGTTTCGGTTTAAGGCGGTGAGAACATGGCGTTAAAGGTCGGCGAACTGTTTGCCAGCTTTGATTTGGATGCGTCCGGCATGACGGGGACGATTCGCACCATTGAGACACAGCTGGAAGGCATCGGCGCGGACATGATTCGGGCAGGATCGACGCTTTCTTCCATGGTTACAGATCCGCTCAAGGGAATAGGAAAAAGCATTTTGAGCGCCGGCATGGATTTCACCTCGCAGATGTCCCGCGTCGAAGCCATTTCCGGCGCATCAGCGGCAGAAATGGAAAAGCTGAACGCGGAAGCGCTCAAAATGGGTTCGACGACGCAGTTCACGGCCACTGAGGCAGGACAGGCGCTCGAATATATGGCGATGGCAGGCTGGAAAACGGACAACATGCTTGATGGCCTTGCGCCGATTATGGATCTTGCGGCAGCTTCCGGCGAGAATTTGGCTGATGTGTCGGATATCGTTACGGATGCGCTGACTGCGTTCGGATTGAAAGCCAGCGATGCAAGCCATTTTTCTGATGTTCTGGCGCAGGCATCTTCCAATTCCAATACGAACGTCGGCCTTATGGGCGAGACTTTCAAATACGTTGCGCCTGTGGCGGGCGCGCTTGGCTATAACATTGAGGACGCGGCTATCGCCATTGGATTGATGGCCAATGCAGGCATCAAAGGAAGCCAATCCGGCACGGCGCTCCGCGCTTTATTGACGAGGCTTTCCAAGCCAACCAAGGAAGTCAAGACGGCGATGAAGGAACTCGGCTTGAGCATGACGACATCGACGGGCGAAATGAAACCGTTGCGTCAGCTCATGACCGAAATGCGCGGGAAATTCTCCGGCCTGACTGAACAGGAAAAGGCGCTGTATGCCGCGACATTGGCGGGGCAGGAGGGAATGTCCGGCCTGCTGGCAATCGTGAGCGCCAGCGATGAAGACTTTAATAAACTTGCGGCTTCCATTGATAACTGCGAGGGCGCAACGGATCGAATGGCGGCGACAGTGCTTGCCAATGCCAAGGGCGACTGGACGCTGTTTCAATCTGCCGTTGAGGGCGCGTATGTGGCGCTGTTCACGCTGAATGAGCAGGCAATCCGAAAGACCATTCAGAGTATGACGGGGCTCGTGGACAAGTTCAACGCATTGGATGGTCCGATGAAGCAGGTCATCCTCAAGACTGGCATTTTAGCGGCGGCGATTGGCCCTGTGCTGATGTACGGAGGCAAAGCGCTGATGCTGGCTGGGAAGATTGCCCCGGCGATTGCGGCTTTGGTCAGCCCGCTGGGCATTGTGGCGGGAACGTTCCTGCTTTTTGGGGCTGCCGCGATGGATGCGGGCAACGATATGGGCAAAGCGTTTGAAAAGTATACCCAAATCGGGGCGCGGAAGCTCAAGGCATTTGATAAAATGGTTCAATCGACCATCAAGAATATTTCCGGGCGTATTCCCAAGCTGGCCGCCTCACTCAAAACGGGGCTTGCTGAAATTGTTCCGCAGGCGGCCGAAGTGGGAATGAACCTGATTTCGTCGCTGGCGGACGTTGTGTCTGACAATGCAGCGGATGTGGCGCAGGTTGGCGCACAGGCGGTAACGTCTTTACTGAACGGTTTCGCCAAAGGCGCGCCAAAACTGATTCCATCCGTCGTCTCGGCCACGGTATCCGTGTTGACCGCAGCAATCCGCAATGCGCCGAATTTGCTGGAGGCTGGAATTGATCTGGCCAAGGGCATTTTCAAGGGATTCAAGGCGGTGAAGTGGGGCGAATTGGGTGTCACCGTTTTGACGGCGCTTGAAGAAACGCTTCGCGGCCTCGGCAAGACGGTGCAGACGGCTTTTGTAGACGCAAAAAACTACATCAAAACGCTCAAATGGGCAGATGTTGTTGCAGCGATTAAAGGGGCGTTCCATTTCGGTTCGGATTGGCTCAAGGGGTTGATTCTTGGCGATTCGCTGACCGACCAGAGCACATGGGGCGATGCGGGGGCGAAGATTTGGGGCTGGATTAAGGGCGGCTTTGTTTCCGTGACAGGGTGGCTTAAAGGCTTAATCCTGGGAGACACGCTGACCGAAGAAAGTACGTGGAAAGATGTCGGCAGCACCGTATGGGGCTGGATTAAGAGCGGCTTCGGCGCGGCGGGAGACTGGCTTAAGAAGCTGTTCCTCGGCGATGAGGGAGAAAACGGCGGGGCATGGTCTGACGCAGGCGAGAAGATTGTCGGTCAGATTGCCGCGAGCTTCAAAGCGCTTACGCCTGAAAAGCTGGCAGCGAAAATCGGCGACCTGTCCGCGCTGGCCTCGACGATTCTTACATCCATCATCAGCAACAAGGCCACCTTTGCAGCGAAAGCCGCCGAATTTGTGGCGGAGCTTGTCGGCGGTTTGAAAGATTTCAGCGCATGGGATACGTTCACAGCGGCGTTTTCTGCGCTGGCATCCGGCCTATTGGGCGGCGTTGTGACTGGGATTCAGAAAACCATCACAGCAGCGGCAGATATTGCAGGGGCGATTGGAAGCCTGTTGGAACTGATTAACGATAAAGACTGGGGAACCTCCATCGGAACGGTTGCTACCAGTCTGGTGGGCGCGATTATCGACGCTGTCAACGATATCGTGACAACGCCGGACTTGACCCGTTTTGTTCAGAATCTCGGCAAGGGTATCATCAACGGTATGGACGCTCTCGGCGATAT